GCCGGAGGCAGTCAACGTTGCTCCAGGCGACCCTCCCCACGGACCAGTGACCGAAAATAGCACAGTTGCACCACCACCAATAGCAATCGCCGTGGTCCAGTTGGATGCGGAAAGAGTGGTCGCCGCAGGCGTCGTATACGTGCTAGTGACTGCTCCTTCCAACGTTAGGCCCGTTCCCAGAGTACCCGCCGTGTGAGCATAAAGTCCCGCAGAAATCTGATTAAAGGTCCCACTCAGATAGCCGTATTGGTACTTAATATAGCTATTGTTTCCGGCTTGGATGGGGTTGGCCGTATAAGCCGTACCACCAGTACCGTTTGAACAGTCGTCATGATTCTTCCAGTTCACATCGGTCGCTGAACCGCTGCCACCAAAACCAGTTTGAACCGTACCGTGAGACGACGTGAGCGCCCCGTTATCTTCACACCATCCAAATGTTGCCGTCATGTTGAAAATCCTCCTAACTATTTATATTTACGAATTCTGGACGGTAATAGTGACCGTAAACTGCCAGCTTTGAGTACTTGCTTTCGTTCCTAGCGTTTGCACGGCTCTGTTCAGCATCGTTCCACCGATTGCGGCATTGAAGACACCCCATTCATTCCATGCAAAATTTGCATTGGCGGTGCTCACCGTGATTTGGAACGTCAGGACGTTGCCAGTAATCGTCGGGAAGCCACCATCCACGATTTGACGATACTTGTTGCCATCTAAGGATTGAAGATCCGTCTGTGATGCAGAAAATACAGTTGAACTGTCACCCACACCCACGTAGGCATTTGCACTGTTAAACTGAGTTCCGCCAGCCCCCAAAATGAGAGACGAAATAAGATTTGTTGCGGCATTCGTTAGTGGCATATTTCTCCATCCTTGATGACTATCGTTTCGACGGATTCGCCATCGGTGGAATCGCCTTCAAATTTCTTCAAAACGATTTGTTCTGAAATTCGAGTTAACAGGTTATCAGGAGTAAGTCCTGCCGTGTCCATTCCCAATTGGCCCAACACTTCTAAAATAGCCCTAGTATTCATGTCTCTATTTACTCTGCACCAACATTACAAAACGCACCGAAAGAAGTTGCACGTCATCGGTAAGTGTGTCTGTAAGCGAACGAGTTAACCGAAAAAAGCATTCACCACTGGGTGTCAAATTGGTTGTGTCCAGGATAATCGTACTGCAAGTGAGGGCCATTGGATCAATCCCTACAAGTGTAGTGACATATTGAACCGGATTGAATGTCTGATTTGCGATGATTTGCCCCAAGGAAACACCAAGAGTTTCGACATTCCAAGTAACCTCGCCAATGATGGGATTGGTACGCCACAAAATCTCTATACTCAGTGGAGCAACCCATTCATCGGGAAGTGTAAAATGATCCTGTACACTCTGCCCTTGCTGGTGAGAAAAAACAGCGGCTCCCGTGATAAGCCCGCTATCTTCAATCAACGGAACCGGAATTGGTGGATTGTCGCCTGCGGAGAAGCCAAGACTGGCGATACCCTCCTGAGATAAAGCAGCCCGCCATGTCAAATATCGTGCTCTAGCGTATTCTGTTGCTTCTAATTGAAGCGGATAGCCACCAGGAGTGACGCCATCATGAACAATCGCACGCCACAAATTGGTATCGACTGTGATTTCACCGGCTGCTCCAGTAAAACTGGCATTCTGAAGTGTGGTGCCCCGTCGAAATAGAGTGACCTTATATCCGGGCATTTATTCAAGACCGCCCCAATCATCAGGAACATATGGCGTGAGTAAAGTTGTATTGGGCTTATCACTCACACCCGGATTGACAATCATTAGACCATCAAAAACTTTGGTTCGGATGTTATCTGTGCTGACGATTATAACGTCATAGACATAGCGAAGTGGATACAAACCCGATGTCTCGGTGTTAGCCAAAGACAACGTGATGACACCGGTCGGCCCATCACTAACCTCAGTGGTAATTTGAACAGCGAAAATGTCGGCATAGCTGCGCCGGATCTGACACAACACGGTGTAGTCTGTCAAATCAAATACATCACCGCTGGTGTATGTGACAGGCGGCAGGATGGCCGTAAAGTCGGCACCCTGATCGATATACAGATCAATGCTCTTTGCCATTTAGAATTAAGTCTCTTCATAACCCCAAGCGACAAAATTGACGCCGGTTGCTGACGAACGCACGTACACGAACTGACCTTGGGTCAGCACGAAACCGGAACGCTCGTACACTTCGTTCGGGTACACGTAGGCTTCATATGCCACGTATTCATCGGCGGTAATGGTGCCAGTCGTTGTGAAGGCAATGCGAATCGTCACAGGACTCGCCGTGCGATTGGTGGCACACATCGAAAACGATGATGTCATGTTTGTCGGAATTGTGTAAAATAGCGTGTCCGTCGCTGCGTTTGAAATGTCTAGTGATGCTAATTTGCCTGTTGCCATAAATCCTCTTTAGTACAATCCCCGAATGTTCCCTGCAAAATAGATTCGCCCTTCAGTGTAGCTTTGTCCGCCGCCTACGATACTAAGCGTTCCATCCGATGCAATCGTTGCGTCACCTGAAACCGTAACGTTCGTAAAAAACGAGCCATTCCAAACAAGAATTTGGCCGCTTACAGGATCGCTTACTGACAACAAATCACCAGAAACACTGAGTGAATTGATTGCCGTAATCATGGCATTGTCCTTCGTCATCCACTGGCTGAAGGTATCGGTAAGTAGTATTTGAGATAGCGGCATCTTATTCTTTTCCTTGCTTTTGCAGCAATTCCAGTAACATGGCTTTAAGCTCTGCTACTTCGTCACGAAGAGTATTTATCTCCTTCTTTTGTTGCTGTTCCAAGGTTTTTTGTCTTAGAATTTCATTGCGACGATTTTGGAGAGCGTTTAACCCGGATCTATTGATGTTGATGATCCCCATCGTCTTGGTGTCACGAAGGAGATGCGGATGATCTTTGATTTGCAAATAACGTGGTGTAGCCATTAGTTCGTCAAAGCAATTGCTCGGAAGTTCTGAACCAACGGAACCTGAGAAGTATTGCCGCCCCGCATGACCAATTTGATAGCAAATAACGTAAATGGCGTGATCTTATCTACGGTGTACGTGTACTCATTGAATTGAGTCGGATTCGTAGTCGTTGTCGTATTCACACCATTATCGATGCTCATTGGCACCCATGTGTTGATATCACTCGTTTGATTAGTTGTAATCGTTTGGTAGTAAACATCAATGAACGCACCGGGCGGCAAATTGATGTCAAAGTAAACCTGTAAGCTGTTTGAAGCACTCGCCAGAGCAAGTTGGTGTGTGATGTAGCGTGCAGCCGTCGTACAGCCGTCTGGACCGCTTTCCGCCACATAACGACCGTATTGGGTCAAAAAAACATTCGCTTGATTGGTAGCCGCAGTAAATGGTGTCGGCGCAGCGACAGTGATAACGTTTGCGTTCACGTTCAAGATCACAACAGCGGTCGGGTACAAGTACTGGTTGGATGGAGCACCGACAATCGTCATTGAATAGCCCGGAATGAAGACGCTGAAATCGAGCACCGAAGTCGGATTGGTAATCGTATTGACTACCGATTGTGAGTAGATTGTTCCAATTGCTCCGCTGGTTTGTCCCGTCAGAGCTTCGGTATTTTGGAAGTTTCCCGAAACTTCCGTCAATGTCAAATTGATGGAGTCCCATGCAACCACGACGCCTGTAGCGTTGCTAACGGAGCCGGTGACCGTTTCGTTTATTTGATATTGTCCACCTGTCACACCCACCAAAACCAAAATTGTCTGGGATGCAAAATTCAAATAATCAACATCGGTTGACTCAACAATCTCCGCTTGGTCCATCGGATCAAGTGTATAGCTCGCAAAAGTCGGATCGTCAAGACGATTTCCAATAATGATATCGCTCACACGACTAGTATCAATCATGGGTGTCAGATTTGCGACATTTGTTCCCATAGTTGCCGATACCACCAGAGACTTTCTATCAAATGCTGATGCACCCGTGATGCTAGTTGTTTCATTGATATCGCTGGCGATCATCCGAGGCGTTGGCAAATTGAAAGTGATATTGGGTTCAATCGCCGTAAATGTGGAATCTTTGAGGTACGGTTCTTGTGATGCTGCCTGTGAATTGGTGTTAACCGATTTGCCAGTGGTAAACTTTACACCCCAATCGGTTCCTGTTCCCGTAGGCGTAAATTCGTTGGTGAGTAAACAAATGCTGTCGAACTGTTGATTCTTTGTTGCGGTCACGCCATCCGGTCCCACCCGGCTGCTTCCAACCGCCGCCGAACCAGGGACAGTAATAGTGTAAGAATCCAAATCAACATTGCCAATTGAAAATGTTCCTGTTAATTGTGTATTTGTTAAACCATTGTAAGTACCAGACGGAATGTTGGCCAGTGTAACCACACTGATGTGGTATTCACCAACTGGCATTCCATGATTCGAGTGATAAACACGAACCAAATTTGACCCATTCACAGTTTGAAATGGCAGAGCGGACAATGTATCCGGGATCAGGCTCGAACTTGTGAAATAGATTTGACCTGTTTGAGTTGGATCAAACTGCGCCTGCCAGATATTAAACTTCATGTTGGTAGTCAGATCGGCTACCCACGTTGAGGCATTTTGAGATTCAAAGAATGAACCCAAATATGGAGTAGTGCTGACAATACTGTTAGACCCGATCACGGTCTGTCCCAACGTGGCCACATAAACGTTATACAGAATAGAATTTGCAATCAAAACAAAGCAATATTCTGTAGAATCGCTAAGGTAGACCGGACAATCAAAATAGAATGACGTAGCCACACTTGCGTCATCGGAAACATTGATGACTGTATTCGAGTAAGGCGGAATAACCGCTGGCATATTTCCATTCGCATCTAACGCACTGAGAATCGGATTGTTTGGATACAACGTTTTTGTGGAGAATGGAGCAACCGTCTGGCTGGGTGCGCCGTTGTCCATCGCACGAATTTGCATCGTAATCGGGACATTCGGGTCTGCCGTAGCAAAGAACACGTCGATTTTTGTGACGTAAACACCACCAGTTTGACTAATCAAGAACGATTCGGCCAACGGGTCAACATAATACGTAACGCTAGTGCTTTTACCCGGTTTCGTGGTCGTGTTGGTAATAGTCTGCGTCTGAGAAACGGTTTGTGTTTTCGTCACAGGAGTTTCAATTGAGGAAATTGTTTCCTGATTCTGTTCGATAATACCTGAAGCGGTATAAGTCGCATCACCCCATGTAGAAGCGCTCGACCCATTATTCGGGTCAGAAGTCAAACGGACAACACGAGTACCAATAAGAAACTCATTGGTTGGATTACACGGAATTTCAAAAAATAAAGTTGTGGTTCCGCTGAAATCAGTGAAGATGGGTTGGTTCAAAGCACCAACTGTGTACGTTGCGGTTTCGCCTTGATCGCCGGATTCAGATACGCCTACGTTAGCGTTGTCTTGTGGTGAATAATCTCCACCCCACAAAATACTCTCAGTAACCCATGACGATTGCGCTAGGGTTGGTGTCAATTGTGTATCAGAATACGGACGACAAAATTGTGAAACAGCGATTCCATCAAAGTAAGGGTAAACCTGTGTGTTCGGTTTGAAGTGCGTGCCGACAATTTTGATACGACGGGAACGAATGTATGGAGACGTGCCAGTGTCAACAATAGAATTGTTGACGGTTTCTGACGATATCTGTCCAGAAGTAGAGGTTTCTGTAGCTGTCCGAACCTGTCCAATCTGTTGTGTGGTGGTAGTATTTGCAGTAACGGTGTCTGTCTCATAGGGAGAGCCCCAATCTACCAGCGTAGGCCCATCCGAACCGGGATTATAACCGGGACTCAACGATTTAGGATTGGTGTAAAAAGTGTCACTTAAAAAAGTGGTTGAAACAACAGGAGTGTTGGTGGTTACTGGTGTTCCCACCCACGATGTCTGCCAGCTTCCCCAAACAGCGGCGCTCCATTGGCCCAAATTGGCAATATTCGCCAGAGCCGAATTATTAACATTGTTGATAACCGGAAGCTGTGTGGTATCGATCCACGTGTCAGTGGGCGGATCGAGTAACACGGTGCCATTGAAAGTAAACACAGCGAATGGGTTGACATTAACTTCACCGGTTGCAAAATGTTGTTGAACCAACAACACATCCGTGTAGGGCAACAATGCTTGCTGACTCATCAACACATAGCCAGATGACGCATTGACATTTAACAACATTGAGTTGTTATTTGTTATGGCAAGCGGACGAAGATAACCACTATTCGGATCGACAGCGCATTTGTAATCGACATCAAAAACATTTCCGATATTATGATTGACAAAGGTGTCTACAACATAACCGTTTTTGTAGGTTTGTAGTCCCGTACTCGCATCAGTCACTTGAAGGTTCTGGGTGCTCTGTTCAAGCAGGTTCAGAGAAGTGTAATATTCCAGATTAGAAATTCTGGTGTCCAGGTCGGCGATGTCTTTCATCGTATAACCCTGATTGTTGGTTGACGTTATTGTGCAATCTGTTGTTGAAAACGTGTAAGCATTCAGCGCAATCGTGTACAACATCATGCCATCAAGAGGGTCGGCGGGGGCTTGCGGAACAAGCGCCGATGTGCCCTTGATGTCATTGAAGTTTCCATATGAATCGACATAGATTTTGTCGGTTCGAGCCAGATAATACTGAAAGTCCGCTGTTACCGTAGAATTCGGTTTTACCGAAGCGGAATAACTTGAGCCGGTTGTGGCAAAGGATAGATCCCCATCACCGATACGAGGACGGAAATCTAAACAGTCACGCAATGAATAATAACTTCCATTATTAGCCAAGTAGACTGGAATGCTACCATAAGCAACTTGGTTGGTATAACTGTCAACGCAGAAATAATCACCCGTACCCGAATGGGCAAGGTACGTGAAAGTGATTAAAATGCGGCCTTTTGGACCCGGAGCGCCCTGAAGCAATTGAATGGAAGCAACATCGTAGAAATAGTCTCTTTGGCCGGTGTCGAAACGATATTGACCAGTGATGTCAACGTTTGACGAATCAGAGGGATCAGCGTTTACAGCCGGGTTGGTTGAATCTAGTATTTGAACAAGCCGGAACAAATCAGCTTTTTGCAAAGACATTGTTGCGGTAGGGTTTGCAATCGCAAGTGTCGCTGTCGTCAGTGTCTTCGATTTAGGTGCCTGTGCAGCCTTCACGACCGTGCCCATGAGTTTCATGGTACAGCCCGAAACCGCACCCAATCCCGAAAGGATTTCAATCGTCAACGTAGTATTTGCTGGGTCGCCACTGAAACTACCAGAGCTAATCAAATTGGATAGATCAACAAACTCGCCGATGTCCGGGCTATTACTCGAAGCTACAATACACGCCAAGTAATCTGTGGGATTGAAGGACACGAATGGTGTACCCGAGGCCGTATTAAAAATGAATTGGCCCGATCCGTTTCTCTGGGCTTCAAACATTTCACGGGCAAAATACTCAGTGTTCGGTTCGCTACTGGCGTTAGTGACCGTCTTGATGACAGATTGCGGCAAATGGTAAATCAACAGACTGTCGGCTGTGTCGAACAACTGGGTTCTGCCCGAGATCACTGCGGTCGTGGAATTTGGAGCCGTCATCGAACCGTTGTTTAGAACTTGGGTTGGATTGCCGGTAGCAGGTTGTGTCAACAATAAAAAGTTGATTGGATCAAATGATACGATAATTTCTGTACCAATTCCATTCGGGCCGGTGATTGTGTTGCCAGGAATCAATCCGGTTCCACTGATGTTCGTCAGTGAAAATTGAGCGAGAATATCACCGTAAGCATTCTCACCGTCGCCATTGTTATTATTGTCGAGATTGCTTGTCAAATAGAATGAACGAGCATAATTGATGGACTGTCCACTGTTCATTGCAATATCAAACAGGTAAACCTTAAACACCGCATCAGTTGTAGCTTGGTTGGTGCCTTGATAAAATTCGATAGCGTGAATTCTGGCCGTTCCAATTTGGTCTGTGGCCTGGGTAAACGATCCATTCGACTTCTTGTTGGACAACGCCACTGTCAAGAAATCTTCAGGAGCCACAGAAGACGGTAATGGAATATTGAACAAATTTTTGGCCAAAATATAGTTGCCCATATTGACCTGAATCACACCGCCCGTCGTCTGGGCCGAATCACGTGCCTTGTTCACTGTGACGTATTGCGTCACAATGGTGTTGACCAAATAGCCGTCCACATAACCACGGCCCGGTTGCAAACCGACTGCCCATTCCGCTTCGCTTCCAGTTCCAAACGGTGGCGGTGGGTAAAGTCCCTGATTTTCAAGTGCAGGATTGGTGATTGTGTAAACCGAAGTGGTGTCGGCAACTCCAAGCGTAAGATAATTCGGATCAAGCGTTGCTGTTTTGGTTGCACCGACGTAGCCCGTAATGGTGAAAGTTTGGCCTGCACCTGTTCCACTGTTGATGTAAAGCTGATCGTTGACGTAGGCTCCATTCACCGCCGAAGCGTTAGTTGCCAGCATTATGCTGGCGGGCGTCATTCCACTCTGCGCAGTTCCGCCAACTGCCGTGCCGGTGGTTACAAATGCGGCGTCTAAGCTTTCAAGAATGTTGATTTGAAAATTGCGAACAGTGAAGTCACCGTCAGTGTCCATCATCCGTTGCGCCAATTCTTTTTCAATAACGCTGTATGTGTCGGTTGTGATTTTGACTTGAGTGACGCTGTTTACCAAACGAACCAATTCAATAAATGAGGTGTCTGGTGTGGTGTCTGTCAACAACTTGGATGCCAAAATCAAATCGATTTTGTAGCGATCTGCACCTGGGGCAGCGTAGTTGTTGCTTCCTTGAGCATTGTCCAAAAGGGACGGGTCGTCTTGCCACGTGACGATGCTTTCAACAATGTTCAACCCTATACGGCAACTAACGACGTTGCTGTATTTGTTTAGGATGAGATATTGTTGCTCAACACGAACAAAGATGCCATAGACGTAGTAAACACCTTCGCCGATCTGAGCAGTAATGGAAAGGCCAGTCGGGGCCGTGGTTTGAACTTGAGCCAAATTTTGAACAGTTCCGACAATGAACAGATTTTCGCTAGGTGCAAAGGCTTCTTGGCCTGCCGTACCCGTACTCAAATATTTCACAAAGAGAGTCGGTGGATCGCTATTGACGGCGGGCGTTGAATAGACAACTTGCGCTTGAATTCCTGTTACGCTGCCCTGAATGATCTGTCCAGTGAATAAATCTAGGTCAATTGGAATGGGATTGGGACCAATCATCCCAAAAGTCGGATTCAGACAAACATATCCAGTATTCGGATCGGTTGCAATCTGGCCAGGAATGACCATCGAGCCTTGCTGGTAAATCGAGTTGCCCAAGTAGGCCAACTGATTTTGCAAAATGGACTGTGCCTGTGTTAATTCACGGGCCTGTACAGCCACAGACGGCTTAAAGAGCACACGGTAAAAATGGTCTGTGTCCGTGTAATCATCATTATAAGGGAGCACATTGAAATTGAGCATAATTATTGATTTACCTCAACATGTGAGCAGCGAAATCCTTTGTGTTGTTTAAGTGATCCTGTAGCTACAGACGACATATTACTTACACTCAGATCATGCTCTCTACAAAAAGCCGATAAATTAGTAATTTTTTCAAAACGTCCATTCGGATGAATAATCATATAAGATTTACAATGAGTTACTTTTCCCTTTTTAATTTCAGACATTTTTCGCAACGATTCTGATGTGTGGTATTTGCCTCTTCTAGGATTTTTGAAACCATTAGCATAACGTTCGACTGCTTTTTGTTTAATTTTCAATTTTGTTGCCTCACTCAACACCGCTCCTAATCGTGGGGTTTTTCCAGAATTAGCTTTTGATATTTTTCTCTTTACTTCATCAGACTGATGCTGACCAAACATCGGGTTCAAATCACCCGATCTCGATTTGCCTCTCCAATGATTATTGAGTGACATCTTCCGACACGCTTCTTCTGTATGTTTCCATCCTCGGTTGGAGCCGCCCGGTTTCGTATTGTATCCATTCTTTCGAGTATCAAATTCAATAATAAAATGTGGCTCCAATACATTCAATGCATTATGACCATCTGGGGTTTCAGCCAACACAACTCGTTCAAAGTTATCCACACCGTATTTTCTAATGGCAGCATGAAGCCGGTAATGAGAGTTACGATTAAGCGCTGCGTAAACATGTTCCTTCCACCGATACTCAAGAGATTTGGAAGTAAAACCAACGTAACTCTTTCCGTTCTTTTTATTGATTATTCTATATACGATAAACATTTTGTAAATTGTTGAAAAAAAAAGACTTATCAGAATGTAATTATGATTTTCACGTCTTCTGTCTGATCTACTGACCTTGCAATAGCTCGACGATTTTCAAGGTACAGAATTTGCCCTTCGTAGGGCACGATGGCCGGAGCCACGATGTTAGCCACAACGTAAACACTGGTGCTATCCGGGGCGACTGACCACACAGGGGTTATACCCGCTGTGCGGCTCAATCCAACGTAAGAACTGATTGCTCTAGTTTGACCCACGCCGGTTCCACTCGTGATCTTGATCGTCTGCCCGTTGTAGGTGCTGTTCACTGAAGAAGCACTGTTCGCCAGAACGATGGCAGAAGTCGATCCGCTCTGTGCCGTGCCGGTGATGGTCGAAAGAACACCCGTTGCGTCAGCGCCTTGGACCGTCTCACCAGGGGTGAACGTGCCAAGCGATTGGACCAATCTCAAAATCGAAGTGCCGTCCCAATCTTCCACCACACCGATTGCACCGGAAGTCAAACCGGTTACGGTTTCATCGTTATTGAAAGTCGTACCGCTAACTGATGAAAAGGTGAGCGAAAGCGCCTGTGAATAATCCAGCGCCGTTGCCGGAGTGGTATTCAAGCCATTGTTAAGAATCGGGTTAGAAATCAAACCGACTTGACGATAATCGTTGGACACGGTGAAATAGCCGCTTTCATTGCCGATCAATTTGCAATCGATCATCACATAAAATCCGCCCAATTCAGTCACCGGATCGGCTCCATGACCCTTGAACGGGGAGATGATCGCATTCGCTGTGGCACCATTAGCGCCACTACCACCACCCGTGAACGAGATCGTTGCCCACGTGTAATTTGTTCCGGTTGCCGTCACTGTTACACCCGTGACATTCCCACCACCGATTGTAGCCGTGGCCGTTGCGCCTGAACCATTACCTGTAATGACCACAGTTGGAACTGACGTGTACGACACACCTGCGGTTACGATGTCGATTCTATCAATCGTTCCAGAAACCGCCGCTTGCTGAACAAGCCATTGGTTGGACCCATCATTAGCCGCTAGTGTTTTCACCGGAACCCATTCGTTCGTCACGAAATTCAACACGTCTGTGGAGCTAACCGTATACATGAATTTCCACTGATAACCATCTGCCACAGTGATGACACTGGTTGACGTGCCTGTCGGCTGAATCGTCGAATATGCCCCACCGTTATTGTTGAGGCATTTGTAAACGTTCAATTGACTCGAAATCACATAAAACGGAAGCGCATCAGTAGGGTCAAACAAATCAACCAAACTGGAGTATTCACTGTAAACCGTACCCACCGTCCAAGTGTTGTTCGGGATAATCAATGAAACACTACTTCCCGTGATTCTCTTCAGCGACATCATGTCGATGAAAGCAGCCGCTTCGTTGGACTCACAATCAACCGGAGTTGGAGGAGAATTTTCATTGTTCCACGGAAGTGTGTTGCCGATGAAAAGATAGATGTATTCTGACTCGCTGTTAAAGCTGTTCATGAACAAACTTGCAGCGTAGATATTCATGTTTGTAGTTACGATTGCGGCCATTTATTGATTATTCTCCATGCAATATTTAGGTTCAGCCTTTTTACGGCAAAGTGATTCCTCTAGTGCTATTCAATTCAGATTGCAAGTACTTGTATATAGATGTCACTTCAAAATTGTAAAGTGCTCTATCATAGAAGATTGCAAAGGCATACCGGCCATCGAAAGAACCGAAAGTCGTAGTCGTCGAACCCGATGACGCTTGGCTGAAATCGTCAGTGTTAAACAAAATTTGTCTGAACAGAGAGGCGTTTAACACCTGTGTGATATAGGACACCGATCCTTTGCCCAAATACCAACCCAACGAATTGGAAGTTGGGTTCAGTGGATAGCTCGAAAATTGTGAACGAACTGTGGCCTCTTGATTGACTTGAGCCGTCAACAAACCATTCTCAAAGATCAAGGTTGCCATGAACCAATTGTTTTCTGTTACCGTTGCGGTTGGATACGAAACCTCACATGTCACCCCACCGTATTGAGCACGGAATAACAAGCCACCGCCTGCAATCAAGTCAATTGAATATCCGTTATCAGTGTCGAATTGAATCGAGCTTATAAGATTTTGGCTGGCGGTCGTGTCTTCACATTGTACAACGATAGTGACGGACATTTGTTGTAAAAGCACTGGTACGCCCGTGGCATTGACAAATTGACTATCGACAGCGTTAAAGACGATGCCATATGAGTCAAATGCAGGATCGACTGTTTCAACCGTTTCGTTATTCCCCAAAACAGCATCCATCAAACCAAAATATTCGTTAGGGCTTACGTTGTAAATCAACTGTGAGTCGTTTCCTTCCAAGAAAGCATATTCAACAATGTTTCCGATGGCCGGAATGCCGTCGTCATCGCTCATCATTTCGATATCAGAATCTACACAGAAATTGAATCGATTTTGTGTCGGATTATTGATGACCTTATCGATAACGATGTTTTGGAAATCCTTGATTTGAGTATTACCCGGCCCATTCCAGTAATTTTCATTGGGAGCGGGCCAAACGGTCGTGAACCCTTCGTATGGTGGAAATCCCAAAAACTTGCTAATTTCCAATGTTCCAAAATTTGGTCCAACGACGCCTACCAGCGTTTGTAAATCTGTAGTCTGAATAGTGATATAAGAATCGGGTGCAATTTTAGTTCGGGTGCCAGGATTGTTGATAATATCTCCAATCACCACATCCGCAAAATTCGAGATTTGGGTGTTTCCGGGGCCGCTGGCTGTCCAATAGTTTTGATTGGGATAGCTATAAACTAGATTGAAGCTCCGGTTCGGCGGGAACGCCACAAATTTCCATTGATCCAAATTGTAATTCGTCGCACCAATAACGCCCAATTCAGAAGACGTAATCTGAAGACTGTCTTGACAAGTAACGGCAAGTTGCGCACCATAAACCTGTGCATTGATTATAATGTCATACAACAAGCCAGCAAGTGTTGTGTATTCCGAAGTATCAGGTACGCTCTTGA